GAACCGCCAGTCGTTCAATGGATTGTTTCACCTTGTCATGACGACTTCCCACCAACTCAGCGATTTCAATGCTTGTCATTTTGATGACGTTGCTATTTATCAGCTCGTTCATTGTCATGTCCTCTCATATTGAAAATTCAGCAATAAAAAACCCAGCCGAAGCTGGGTTTGTTAAGTTGTCAATTGTCAGTAGCGATGCAGTGAAGGCGGCAACTCTTTGTTCTTAAGCCTTTCCCATGCCAGAAGGTTCGTTGGTCCGTCTGGCTCATTGATATCAACATCTCGTGTGTGATTAATTAAAACGCCCCTCGCCCTCCCGATGATATACGAGAACTCATAGCCGTAGTCGTGGCATATGCCGGAATAGCCAGACTGAATCAGTTTTAATGCGGGATACAACTCACGGAACAATGCCTGTGAGCGGTTGGCATAATCCCACAGCCATACAAGGCTGTCTGTTTCTTTTGCGGAAAGCCCGTTGAGCTTCTTCTCTTGTTTGCCAGTATTTTTCTCGCACTGGCTGAAATAGCAGTCTTCCAGTTTTTCGAACACATCCCACGCCTGATCAGTTTCGAGCATTTTTGCGTGACGGGCTGCGCCTCGTTCTGTCCAGAGGATGAGGGAGCGGGTTTTTGGGGAAATTTGTAAACCTCTTTGAGAGGTTCGCAAACTATCAAGTTCACAGCCACTTACTTTAAAGAAGTGTTTTCCTGCAATGAAACGACATTCATTACGTTTGAAGTTCTGCCGTATATGTTTTTCTTCAGTTTTGTATAGATGTGCCAATAACCCTGTTGTTATTACAGGGACGTTAGAGTAAGTAACGACGACGAGGGATTCTACAGCGAGTTGCATGGTCATAACGACCTCCTTTAGCTTTTTCTGAAATTACCACCTCTGATAGTGGTGTCGGGAGGTTCAGAACGGCCTAAAGAACCGCGGACTTATTCCCCTTACGGGTGTTGTATTCGTCGCCCTCCCGACATTGTTCGGGGATGTGACAGCACATTGTGCTATCACTGAATAACAGGCATAAAAAATCCAACACTGACGGGGTTGGTTTTGTCCGCTTTAGAGAGGTTCTGACGCCTCACAAAGATAAATCTACAAGTAACGACCTATAACGTCAAGCCTGATCGGTTTCGAGCATTTTTGCGTGACGGGCTGCGCCTCGTTCTGTCCAGAGGATGAGGGAGCGAACGTTACGGGCAATTTTCACAGAGTAGTTAAAAGCTACTCTGTGCTTGAACTCACGTAAAGTTTCACCTTCAAGTTTGAAGAAGTGTTTTTCCTCAATGAAACGACCTTTGTTTTCGTGGTGATTCTGGCGAATACGAATAGCTTCTGTGCCGTAAAGGTGAGCCAACAGTTCAGTAGTAATTACGGGGATCTGGTTATAGGTAACAGGGGAAAGGTTTTCGACAGAAATTTGAACAGCCATAATGACCTCGCGTTTCGATAATTTTTACCTCGCCACCGTCAGGTGCTAATCATCGTGGTGGCGAACTGTGCGGGGTTAGCACTACCGGTCGAAACATCCGGCGAGCCTTTCGGCTCCCCCACACAGCCCGCCATAAATCGCGAATGTGACTGTGCTTAGCGCATAAAAAAACCGCCAGCGCGGTTATGCACCGTTTCGATATCCGGGGTGCTAATCCCGACGCCAGATTTTGCTGGCGCGTGAGGAATATAGCCCCGAATAAATCATCGCGTCAATCACCTTGTTTTCCTCGCACGATGTCTTAGCCACCGGATATCCCACAGGTGAGCCGTGTAGTTGAAGGTTTTTACGTCAGATTCTTTTGGGATTGGCTTGCGTTTATTTCTGGAGCGTTTCGTTGGAAGGTATTTGCAGTTTTCGCAGATGATGTCGGTGATACTTCTTCGCTGTCGCCTCATGCCGCCATCCTGACGCCCTGCCCGATCGCCATCAATGCCGCTTTGGATACAGTAGTAAACATTCGTCGAGGACTGATGAACGGTCGCCAAATCAGCAGCATGGAGCCTTTGCTGTTTCCCTTCTTCTCCAGCCCTGTCGATGGTTCGATAAAATTAATCCGTCCATCAGTGATAATGCGAACTTCGTCGACACTCTCCAGAGCCTTGCTGAACCATCCGACTGACATATCCTCTGGCACAAGCATAACTACCGTCTGTCGCTGTTGTATGCACTGCTCAGCGGCTTTTTCCACCCACGGCCTGATATTGCTGTACGGTGGGTTATTCCAGATTGCACCGTGGCTTATCCACTCAGAATTTAGCGCGTCGTCGGCCTCAGTTAGCCAGTGAGCGCACAGAGCATTTTTGTCGCTCGCAGCTGAATCCAGCCAGAATCCAAACTCAATATCCAGTGCATCAAAAAGCCAAAGCGGCGTTTGCCAGCAGTCCTTGTCGTGTGATGGCGTATTTGATTTGATAGTCATGCAGCTCTCCCTTTTCGTTGTGACCATTCATACTCTCGCCAGGAGTCATCACTCCACCGCACGTTGCGCTCTGAGCCGAACCAGAACATGATTTCGATAAGCTCAGTCATGCTGGCCTTCCGCATTTTGCTGGTACGCACGCCAAGCATGACAACGCCACCGTCGATACCAGGCACACTTCGTTGCTCCAGTTTTTTGGTCTTAAGCCACAGGGCAGTGAACAGGTCTTTCCAGTCTTCCGGCGCCAGCCGTTGACCATGCCATAGCACCTGACGCGAAACATCGTTCAGCATCGGCCACATACGGTCATTCTGCGCTTTGCTGCGCTTGGGTTCTTTAACGTGGACTTCGTGGGGTGACTTGTCGTCGATGGGTAGTGAGAGAATGGCGTCTATGGCGTTATTTCTGATTGCTTCGTTGCGAAGCAGAAAGGCTTGCTTCATCTCCTGCTCTCCGGTTCCATTTTTCAGCCGCCGCAGCAACTGATGGTGCCCATGCCCCCCTGGCTTCACAGAGGTCACATTCTGCATAGCCCCACACATCAATATTTATTCCGGCCTCAACCCACAGACGAGCATTACCGCCGCAAAACGGACATTCTTTTAGCTTTGGCTGGGTTAATGATAGGTCGCTCATGCTCACTCCTTCACTTAAAATCCAGACTCCGGATAATTCTGTTGCGCTGAAACTCATTGTTGAGTTTGAACAACCGTCGAAGAACACGGTCACGCGGATAGCGTCGTGCGGCAGGTGAATGCTCATACAACTCATCAAGCGGCAAACTGGACGATGAACGATACCGATACCAACGCACCAACTCTTCACGAAAATTAGCCCTGACAAGCTCAGCTATCGTACTCATTTCTTAAAGCCTCCAATTACTCTTCCTCAAATAAAAAGGCCTGCGATTACCAGCAGGCCTGTTACAAGCTCAGTGATGTAGATGGTCATCTTTTAACTCCATATACCGCCAATACCCGTTTCATCGCTGCACTCTGGCGACACTCCTTAAAAATCAGGTTCGTGCTCACCTTTCCTTCCCGTTCTTCCCTGGTAGCAAACCGGTAATACACCGTTCGCCAGACCTTACCATCAATGACAAGGATTCCTGCCCGCGCCATTTTAGCCGCAGCCTGATTTATACTGGTTACGGTTGCGCCTGTTAGCGCGGCAACGTCCGGCGCACAGAAGCTATTATGCGTCCCCAGGTAATGAATAATTGCCTCTTTGCCCGTCATACACTTGCTCCTTTCAGTCCGAACTTAGCTTTAATTTCTGCGATCTTCGCCAGAGCCTGAACATGATTTAGAGGTCTGCCGCCCATGACAGGAAGTTGTTTTACTGGTTCAGGAATCACCTCACCACGGTTAATTCTCGCAGTCATATGGACAAGCTCATCTGCGGCCTTGCGCCGTAATTCCGCGTCAGTCAGTGCATTGGCCCGCATGTTCTGGTACAGGTTGGTAACCAGCCAGTAGTGCGCGTTCGATTTCCACGGATAAGACTCTGCATCCGGATACAGGCCTCGCTTCCGGCAATACTCGTAAACCATATCAACCAGCTCGCTGACGTTTGGCAGTCCGGCGATAACGGATGCTTCTTCCCGGCACCATGCAAC